AGGTAGTTATTTAACATTCCCGAATAGTCGTAATTGACATATAACGGATTAACAAATGGTGTTTTTCCATCGGGGGTTGTAGTAGTCTCTATCCAATCATTTGATGATGGATGTACTATCCGCTCTTTTTCTTCCCCGTTCTCGTCCGTATATACTTCTGTCGGGAATTCTATGTCGTTTGCGTGCCATACACACTGCGTGTTTTGGTCAACGTCATTAGCAAAGTCCGATGCAAGGATATTCAGTGCGTTAAGTTCTGGTATCTGACGCTCAAAACATCCCGTCCGGGCTACGCATCTTATCCATTCCGTAAACGGCAATCTTCCAAGAGGATTTAGTTCGTCATTTCCATCGCTGAACTCCCAGGAGTTATTGGATTTCTCAAAGACCGTGGCGTTCTTAATCTCGAACCTGCGCTCTTTTGTAAATACCGTGTAATATCTGTTGCCGCTGCTGTCTTCACGAAATGTTACGTTCATGATAATTCGCTGGTCCGGATAATAACTTGACCGAACAACAAATGCGTTACGAGGATCTAAAACCATGTACTTGAAATAACTATCCCCGTCCTCATAATCCGTATTTACGTCTATGTATGTATAGCCAATGCCGCACGTCTCGACAAAATTCGCAATTTCCTGCGTCTTTTGACGGATCTTCTCGGCATCAAAACATGCATTGAGTTTCGCAATGGCTTTTGACTCGTCTTTAGAACCACCATCGTTATCCCCGTGCTGTACAAGGGTTATGGGATTGCCCCAATTGAATGATGTCTTAAAGTTTGTTATCTCATCAGCAACATTGTCTATATCCTGAATATCTATATCTGCTCTATACGTTTTTTCACGCTGGAGCGGCTGAATGCCGGAAACGAAGTTAATCAAAGCCGTGCAATCGCTTGCAATCTCGGTATGTTCTCCCTGGGCCTCTTTTAAAACCTTGATTACGTTCTCGGTAGTTATCTCTTTTTCGTCTGTGAATATCTTTTTTCTGCCCTTGCCTAGCATATTGTCATCCTTTTGGCATGTAATGCGTATAACCATAACGCCACAAAAAAGACACCCCCGTGCCTAAAGGAGTGCCTTAATCGTGAGTTTTGGAGTGTAACTTGAAAGCTATTGATGTAGAAAAATCAAAACCAAACCATAACAAGAGTCATTTCATGACAATACACAATTAGCATGTCAATAGGGTTCATGTCAATAGCAACTACAACATTTTGTGGTTATTTGCATTATTTTGTGGGTATTTCCACTAAATGTAGTGTTTTTCGTTGAACAATTTCGTAAATTCCGTGATTGCTTTCTTGTGAATTCGTTTTGCAGTCGAGTCTGACAGATCCATTATCAACGCAGTGTCATAAAATCCGTTTCCGTCGTAGTATCTTATCGTCAAAAACTCTCTTTGGCGTTCATCGGTCATATTTCGGGACAATTCTTTGAATTCGGCACGACGTTTTTTGATGATTTTGTCCGTTTCGCAGATTTCACGCTCAATATCTACGATTTTTCCCACTAAATTTGACATTTTGTCGCCACTGCCGAATGATTGCACGCTCTCTTTGTCAGTTCGCACCGTGCAATTCTCTGCAATGACACGTAATTCCATAATCTGCATCAAACGCATGTGGTTTTTCTTTGAAAATTCCCAAAGGGATCTCAAGTATGCTTTTGTGTCTTTTTCCGTAAATTTTCTCCCCATTTTCTCTCCTTTTTTGTTTTTTTTATAGGAAATTCGGCATAATTCTCGCCGCTTTGCGCTCCGGACGGGTGGCAAAAAGTGCAAAATTTGCAAGTGCGTCGGGTACATCATCATGCGGATTTTTCCCTGACACCGAATAGGACAAAAGTTGGTTGATAAAAGTGCCGTAATCGCTCTGGCGTGTATATAAACTCTTATCTTTGAACAAAATATGCTCTTTTACCCAATTAGAATTAACAATAATCCTTGTTTCTTTGTTGGTTTCAGTGGGTTTCGTCGTAATACTGCACCTGCCGCCTTTTTCTTTGACTCGTTGGGTCACATTAAAAGCCAGACGGTCACCACCTGCGTTAGACTCAAATTCACAACGTTGCATATTATGATTACAGATTATCTTTGCTAGTTTCTCTTCCTGCAGGTTATAATCACTAGAATTATCACATACACAGTCTACTAGATAGTAATCATCGTCATATACATAGACTACAGGTAATACCATGTAGTCAATACCTTTAGATTTTGTATCACATACGCCTATTATTGCGTCGGGATCTCGCCCAGGAAGGTCAAAATATGTCCGCAGTTCATCAGAATGATATAATAGTCCTTCTCGCTCAATAGGTTCATTCTTGTACAGACAGCGGTATGATATGTCATCCATCGCGGCCTCTTGTTCGTGGAAGAAATCTACAGAAAAACCGTTCCGGTCATATTCAAAGTTGGATCTCCCCGTTTTAGGATCAATGTCAGGGTATGCAATGAACCGCGCACGTTTATTTCCTTCGTACATTGTCTGCAGACGACCAATGATGTCATGAACTGACCATCTGGTTGCTATATGCAGTTCTTTACATCCGTCAAGTTTCCTTTGGCGGGCATCGACAGTATATATATTCCAGAGTTTATCAAGTATATTCTTGTTTAATGCTTCTTTTATACCACCTATAAAGTCATCACATAGCAAATATTTACTAGCACGGACCTTTCCTGCGTTTTTCGCACCTACTGATGTACACTGCACGCTTGCAAAGGGTTTATATTTGCCAAAGTTGATGGTTTCGCTCTTGGCATTCGTCGCCTGGAGTGCCGCTTTTGGAAATATCTGTTTCCAAGTGTATTCCGTTTCATTTGTCGTTATATCCAATATCCCGTCATAAAACATGCGGGTGATTTCGTCGGAATGCGAGAAAAACAAACTGAATTCTTCAAGCCATCTGCCTATTACCCATGTAAGGAAAAACTTTTCGATGGTCGTTTTACCCGTGCCAGGGGGTAAGCTCAAAGACAAAACATCAAGCTTGTCATCTTCAAGATCCTGCAGTGCCTGTATAACCCCTAATCTTCTAAAACATTTTCTACGGGGTTTATAAAATTTATCTTTCTCTTGTCTAAATCTCTCAAGATAATTCAAGTAACTATTAAACAAATAAGGCCCTTCACACCGGACGCACTCATAATAATGCTCAAGATACTCTGCACGCACCTGATGTTCTGTGCAGTATTCATCAAGCGCATCGACATTCCCGCCATTAGTAGCCTTTATTATTTCCTGGTTTATTATCCCCTTTACACGCCCAGAGTACTGTTTCGCAAACTCTATATCCGCATCCGGCTCATGGAATGACACATTTACCGCTGCAACCAGGGCTTCAATTACCGAGTCATCAACTCCACGGTTCTCTATCCACTTGTCGTACTTCTTGATCGCTCGCTCTAGTTCTTTACTTGGCATATATCCCCTTATAATCCAATCCCAATGTATATCACTATCTCATGGTAGTTAGTAATAATAACCCCTTTTTGTTTTTAGAGAATTTTTATACAGCAGTGTAGTGTTTAATATATATAAGCCCTTTTTGTTCTTTAGAAAATTTTTATAGCAGTAGTAGTTAGTATATATAAAGCCTTTTTGTCCTCGCGGATATTTGGGGGACTAACCCGCCGCCCTGGGACCGGCTGCCACGACCCCTACCGCCCTACTAGGTCAGTGGGTGTTTTACATCCCGCTATCAGTTTCCCCATAATCAAGACGGGACCATTTCGGACGGGGTCAAGTTGCTTTTTGGGACCATATCCCCTGCATGTATTCGTTAAAGTAATCTTTCACGCATAGTTATAAAAACCCGTGAAACCCGCATAAATACTGACAATTCCGGCGATTTTACCCCTTTTTATCTATTAATTTAGGGTCATTTTTAGCAATTTTTTGGACATTATCACCGCTCAAATCTGGAAGTTCCCCCACTGATAAAGCGGGTCCTTGGGATTCTATCGGGACGGGGGCTAGATTGTCATTATATCGATATTGCGATTTTAAAAGGAATATTTCGAAGACTGAAGATCCGTTTGTTAGTTGGTTTTCACATTCTTTTGACCATCTTTTGACCATCTCGATGTCATCAGATGTTAACTTTTTTGTAGTCCCATTCATGGCATGATATATAGTATTACTATCTATATGAGTAAATAAACCAAATTCAATCATAGATGGTCTTTTATTTGCTTTATATCTGTATACTAATGATGTA